AAAATAAGGCTTTTAGAGGTGGTACGTCTGATGTTGAAAAAATAACATCAAAACGATTTAAAGATATTGTAGATTACGTTAAACGTTATTATGGTATGGTTGATGATCAAGGTAGACCAAATAAGGGTATTAATATTACTGATCCAAGAGTTAAACACGGGATTCAAGTTGAACAATTGAATGCGGTAAGAGAAGTTATGGGAATTGAATCACCTAAAAAAGACGAATTAAAAGATTTGGCCTTAGAAATTTCGGCTAAAGAAGAAGGTTGGTTACCATATAGTAAAACTTTGGAAGATGCAATGGATGAGGGTTTGATTGAAAAAGAACCATTAAACGGAGCTGGAACAAAATACAAATTTGAATTTATTAACGTTGAGGTATTTTTAAATGAAAAAAAAATTAACCCTAACCAATTTCAAATGGAAAAAAAAGAAGAACCTGAATTTAAGATTCCTTCAAATTTTTCGTTTGATGTTGATGAGTTAACTCCACAAGAAGAATTTCAACTTGAGGTTGAAAAAAGAAACGTTATTAATGCAATTATTCAAGGTAAAGGTAAAAAAGGTCAATTTGCTTTCCAAGCATTTAAAGATAGATTAGATGAAATTGATCCTCGTTTATACCCACTTTATAATAAAATTATGTCGGCAAATGACTTAATGTATTTTACCGATGAAGATTTAATTGAATCTATGGGTGGTAGTGCTGCTGGATCATCAGGTGTTGAGGAAGATGATGAAGAGGAAGACAAAGACTTAGTTATCTCAAATGGTGTTATATTTCCTATTTTATTACATGAGTTAGTTAAAGGTTTTGCTGCTATTCCAACAAGAGAACAATGGAGAGGCATGGAACCAGAAATGGCTCAAGACGTAATGGGACAAACAGATGTATTTTCAAATGAACCAATGCAATTTAGAGTAGGTGGAGAATTAATTACAAAATTAAGATTCCTTTTACCTGACGATCTAACGGTAAACGTTGAAAATAGAGATTTATTACCTTTCTTTGAAAGATTACTTTACGCAGTTCCTGCCGAAGAATTTTTAAAAGAAATTATGGCAAATGTTGTTTCTGAAGATCCAAGAGATAACGAAAAGGTAAAAAGAAAATTTAATGAACTATTAGTTAAGGCAAAAGAAGATTATAAAAAATATAAAAGTGATGGGGACGATGAAGACTATGAAGATGAAGATGATGATATCTTATCTAAATTAGGTTTCTAAATTAAACTACAAATACTTAAAACCCCCTTTTATAAAAATAACTGGGGGTTTTGATATTTATATAGAAATGTCTTATGGGTTTAACTAAAGAACAGGTAATGTTAGAATATGTGAAGTGTATGAAAGATACTCCATATGCATTAAAAACATATCTACAAACATATGATAATACAGTTTCAAAATACGTACCATTGGAGTTATTTCCCGATCAGATATCGTTATTAAATGACTATGAGGAATATGAAGAGAATATTGCGTTAAAATATCGTCAGGCGGGTGTATCTACGGTAACAGGTGCGTGGATATCAAAGAGATTGGTATTTGCCAAAAAAACACAACCTGAGAAAATTCTTATTATTGCCAACAAATTGGATACATCTATGGAGATGGCAAATAAAATACGTACGTTTGTTGATCAATGGCCAAGTTGGGTTGGTGCGGGATTCTCAGTTGATAAAAATTCACAAAAACACTATAAATTAACAAATGGGTCTGAGGTAAAGGCGGTTGCAACATCAAAAGATGCCTTGCGTGGTTTTACCCCCACAATTCTTGTATTTGATGAAGCCGCATTTATTGAAGCGGATGGTGATTTTTGGGCGGCTTGTATGGCGTCTTTATCCACAGGGGGTAAAGTAATTGTGGTTTCAACACCAAATGGTTATGACCCGATTTATTATGATATATATGATCAAGCATTAAAGGGAATGAATAACTTCAAAATCTCTGAGATGTTTTGGTATAGAGATCCAAGATATTCAAAAGATTTATTTTTAGTTCCAACTGAAGATTTAGTTAAATATCTTCTTAATAAAGAAGAACAGGATGAGAGTAAACACATATCATTTGCTCACATTGACCCATATAAAAGGGATTATGATGAACTAAGTTCTTATTTAAAAAAGGGGTACAAACCTTGTTCTACTTGGTATGAAAAAATGGTTAAAAAACTTAAATATGATAAGAGGAAGATTAATCAAGAGTTAAATTGTGAGTTTTTAGGTTCAGGTGATAACGTTTTTGAAAATACCCAATTAGATTATATCAAAGATAATACTCTTACAGACCCTATTGGTAAATTGATGGGTAATTCATTATGGATGTGGAAAGAACCTGTACCTGAACATAAGTATATTATGGGTGTTGACGTTTCTCGTGGGGATAGTGAAGACTTTTCTTCCATACAAATTATTGATTTTGACGAAAGAGAACAAGTATTTGAATATGTTGGAAAAATCCCACCTGACGCTCTTGCTGAAATTGCATATAAATGGGGGATGATGTATAACGCATTCATTGTTGTGGATATAACTGGTGGTATGGGAATTACCACCGTAAGAAAACTACAAGAACTTGGATATAAAAATTTATACATTGAGGGAATTGATACTACAAGTATATGGTCATACAATGCAAAATTGGCGGATAAAATACCGGGATTAAACTTTAACAATAAACGTGTGCAGATTATTGCAGCATTTGAGGAATATGTAAGACATAAGTTTAAGATACGTAGTGTAAGGTTATATAACGAAATGAACACCTTTATTTACCTTAATGGTAGACCTGACCACCAAAGAGGTCAACATGATGACCTTATCATGGGGATTTCCATGGCAATATATGTTGGGGAGTCATCTTTTAATAAATTAGAAAAGGTTGTTGAAAGAACAAAAATAATGTTAGAATCTTGGACGGTAGTTAATGATAACACGGCAAGACAACAAACACATTTTGATCCAGTTATTCCAAATAATAATGTAAGAAATGACAGATGGTCAAGAGATTCAGGCCCATCTAAAGATGATTATATTAAATATAATTGGTTATTTGGTAATAGATAATATTTATAGACATGGGACTTACTACAAGAAAAAAATCAGGGAATATAATTGGAGGATCACGACTTGTGGTTCCCGGTCAACCTATTTATAGTGTAAAAGTAAATGATCCGTCATTTAATAGTAAGGGGGATAAAAGTAATGGTAAACAACCTAATACCACAAATAATACTGATAAAAAGTAAAATGAGTGAAATGTTTAGTATTGACAAAAAATTATTAGATTTTTAATATGGAACAAAATAATAATAACAACATGAATAATTTAACGATATGGCAGAGGTTATCAAAGACTTTTGGACCTAACTCGTTATTAGGTATGGATTATCCAACATATAAGTTGGACAAACAAGTCCTTCTTAAAACTACAGATAAGAAAGAGTACGAAAAAGAAAAATTACAATATCAACAATCGGTATTTTTAAATAATCAATGGGCAAAAATTGAAAACAATTTATATACTCAAGCAATTTATTATGAACCAAATAGAATTGCCTCATTCTATGATTATGAATCAATGGAATTTACACCTGAGATTTCAACGGCATTAGACATTTATTCTGAAGAATCTACAACACCTAATCAAGATGGTTATTTATTACAAATTTACTCCGAATCAAAAAGAATTAAAAGTATCTTGGTTGATTTATTTGTTAACAACTTAGATATCAATACTAACTTACCTATGTGGGTTAGAAATACTTGTAAATATGGTGACAACTTTGTTTACCTTAAATTAGATACCGAAAAAGGTGTTACGGGATGTATCCAATTACCTAATATTGAAATTGAAAGATTAGAGAGGGGTATGGAATCAAGAACGGTAAATGCAACACCAAACCCAAATGACAAAGGTCTAAGATTCAATTGGAAAGTAAAAGACATGGAATTTAATACTTGGGAAATTGCACACTTTAGATTACTTGGTGATGATAGAAAATTACCTTATGGTACATCAATGTTAGAAAAGGCTCGTCGTATTTGGAAACAATTGGTATTGGCTGAAGACGCAATGTTAATCTATAGAACATCAAGAGCACCTGAAAGACGAGTTTTCAAAGTGTTTGTTGGTAACATGGATGACAAAGATGTTGAGGCATATGTACAACGTGTTGCAAACAAGTTTAAAAGAGAACAAGTTGTTGATAGTAAAACAGGTAATGTGGATTTACGTTTCAATCAAATGGCGGTAGATCAAGATTATTTTGTTCCTGTTCGTGATGTGACCCAAACAATGCCTATTGAGACATTGGCGGGAGCAACAAACTTATCGGAAATTGCAGATATAGAATATATTCAAAAGAAATTATTAACCGCACTTAGGATTCCAAAAGCGTATTTAGGTTTTGAGGAAGTTCTTGGAGATGGTAAAAATTTATCTTTATTGGACATTAGATTTGCAAGAACAATCAATAAAATACAAAAGGCAATTATTGCCGAATTAAATAAAATTGCAATCATTCACCTATTCTTATTAGGATTTGAGGATGAATTACACAACTTTACCTTAGGTTTAACAAATCCATCTAAACAAGCCGATCTATTAATGATTGACGTATGGAAAGAAAAAGTGACATTGTATAAAGATATGGTTACTGAGATTCCTAAATCAATCCAACCAACATCTGCTACTTGGGCTAAGAAACATATCTTTGGTTTCTCTGATGAAGATATTAAACTTGAAGTACAACAAATAAGATTAGAAAGAGCGGTATCTGCTGAGTTAGATAACACCGCAACTATAATCACACATACGGGGTTATTTGATAATGTTGACAAACTTTATCACACATCAACAGGGACAACAGAAAATGCGGTAGGAGCACCACCTGCTCCTGGTGCGGCACCTGATATGGGAGGAGGGGCAATGCCACCGCCACCACCTGATATGGGAGGTGATATGCCTGTAGGAGAATCAAAAAAAGATAACTTAAATATACTATTGGAAAATGATAATATATTGGGAGATACGTTTATTGATTTATCAAAAGGTAGAAATTCTTTGGGATCTATGGAAGATCAATTAAACAAATTACTAAATGATTGATATTTATAATAAAAAAAAATTATGAAATTTGGAATATTAAAATCAAGGATTGAAGATTGTTTAGTTGAATCTTATAGAAAAGATTCTCTAAAAAAAAATATGTTTGTTTTTGAAGAACTTGTATTAAAAAACAAATCTCTAAGTACACTTTATTTTTTATATGATGAACTTAGTAAAAACAAAGGTTTAAATGAATCTTTTATAAATGAATATATTAACGAAAGTATTATATTATTTGAAAATACAATCTCTAAGGTAGAAAAAAACGACCTTAAAGATCTTAATATGTGGGTAGGTCATATTGTTTCAGAAAATAGGTATCAAGACATTGATAATTTATTTTCATCTAACGCATCTACAATAGAAGAAAAATTAAGAAGTAAAAAAACTATTTCTGAAAATCTTAAAAAAGATCCATCAAAAGAAAAAAAAGTGATTGAGGTTCCATTAAAATCTATGGTTGAGGTGGCTAACAATACAATTAAATCACATATTGATAGTTTAACCGAAGGTGAGAAAAAACAACTTAATATTTTATTAAACA